GTATCTAACCTCTATCTTTGGCTTGATGCCTAGTTTGTCAGCTAGCCATTGTTTCCATTTCGGTTTTACATCTTCTCCATCCAAGCAAATAAGCAGGATGTAGATAAAACTCATACAAAGATATAAAATTCCTATATTCATACGCTTTTATTGTTAAGAAAGTCCTCTACATCAAGATAATCAATACCAAAATTCTCGGCACATTTCTTATCTGAATCGGAGAAATCTCCAGGTTTACCACTGGCGTCGCCTATCATTATCATTTGGCTTTTATCATTCTCGCCAAAGTATTCTTGTAAATGTTCTAACATTCCTATATTTGGCTTTCTATTCTTGTTATCTTTATCTGTAGAAGCACTGTATAATCCAGAGACAAATACACTCGTTTTCATACTACAAAATTTAGGTATTCTGTTTCCTAAATATGAGCCAACAAACTGGATAATACATTCAAACTTTGTCTCAAAGTCTCGTTTTGAGACAAATTGAGGTATCCCTCCTTGATTGGTAACAATACCTACCCAAAATAAATTTGGCATCCTTCTTGCAATTTTATCCAAAACTTCTTTTCGGATAATGAAATCAGTGCAATCTTCAGGAAACGTCTTCCCAGATGCCGTTTTAATCAAAGTACCATCCAAATCAATGAATAGTACGGTCTTATCAACTAATATGTTCATATCTATTTAGCTTTAACATTATACACTCCATCAATGACCTCTACTTCATAACAATCGGGACAATAGTGTTTGCCATCTATCATTTCCCAATCAGAGTAGTCACCAATATCAACTTCTTTGTTACTGAATAGTGCAGAGCAAGTATCTGTACCTCCAAATACTTCTCCGCATCTATCGCAAACAATCTGATACATTGTAATCGGTCTATACATAAGCTATTCTTCTTTAAGTTCTACCGGCTCATCGCTCCAAGACAATTCTCTTCCGATGAGCTTCTTAACGCTTCCATGCGGAAGAACCATCTTATCACCCCACCACTCTCCATGTTTATCACATCTTTTTGGTTTATTCCAAAAAGCTTTTTCTATACCATCATAATCAACGGCAAGCTATATACTATAATTTTTAGGTAGTGCCATAACTATTCCTCCACTTTTACGCCAAACGGAAGCCCATCGGCAAAGATGAATTCATCAAAGGCTTCATCATATTTATAACCAACTTGTGTAAAAGCACTTTTTTGATTCAATCCACTCATACACAATCTGATTCCTTTGTCTTTAGTCTTCACCCACCCAAACGGCTGGTGCTTTTGCATTTCCTGCCAGCACTCTTCTGCGTCCTTAAATGGGCGGCACTTTACCACTGGCTTGATGCGATAATTTTTTGGATCACAGCCAAAATGTGGCAGCATAGCAGTTTTCCACATTTTTGTAGTCTTATCAAAAATTTCAATTTCTTTTCCTTCTGCGTATGCCTGAATAATAGGCAGCATGGTTTTTGCTTCTTCTTTTGTCATACTTTATTTATTAATTATCATCATTATTTGCAGTGCAATCGGAATACTCTGGGCAATAGTCACAAGACTGCCCATTTCTAAGTCTCAAACACGTATAGCCTTCGTAAGGTTCTGTCATACTCAACCCTCCAACTCTTTAAGTGCCTTATCAATATTGTTAAGAGCCATCTTAACGAATCTATAAGAAATAAAACCCTTAGATAGTTGTCCTTGGGCACGTTTAATAAAATCGATAGCTTTTTCTTTACTCATTGCTTATCCTCCTTTACCTTTTTAAGATAAAATTCGCTCCAATCTTCAAAAGTCCAATCTCTTGTGTTATGAGTAAGATTGAAAACTTCTGTATCTTTCTCTAACTGTAGTAACAGCCAAGCGTAATCTTCATATCGCTGTCTTAGCAATCTTTTGCGACACAATCTTACATGCTTGTATAACTTATAATCAGCGGTTGCAGCATCAAAGATTATTTTACCTACTATTGCTAACAGATAAGCAGATATAACGCCTAATGCAATCCAACCTAATATTGTAATTACTAAGTCCATATTCTCTTCTTTTTACCCACTCCCTGTTACCAAGGAGAGGATGATAATTAGTAATTTGTAATATGCTTTGCATCCATTATTTTTCGCATAAGGATGTCTATTTCTTTATCTGATGCTATATGGTCTATTGGATAGCGCATAAAGTTTCCCCAATCACTTTGCTTTTGAATATCGCCGTTGGAATCCATACCAATCAAACATCCATATCCATCACCATTTATATAACCATCATGGATAAATATACTTCCATTACTTGTTACAAGAAATTCTCCTCTTTTAAATTCGCTCCTTTTTAACATATTCTTCTCTTCTTTTTACCCTCTCCTCTAAAAGGGAGAGGGTGGTTAGTTAATCTTTTTTCGGCTTAATACCCCATGCAAGGCATCCAAATCTAATATCAGTACTAATGTTTGAGCCATCAAAAACTCTCTCTTCTCCTCCAATAGACGTTAGGGTGATACCTATAGGCAATGAAGGGTAGAGATATAGCGGAATCAAACGAAGTCCAAGGGTATTTTTCTCGTTGGCAACCCTCTTATCAAATTCCTCCTTTGTAAGATGTCCCTTGTCTAATGCAGATTGTAAACAAGAAATTTCTTCCTCAACATCTTCTTCGGATTGCCAACTTCCAAAATGTAAAGCCTTACACTGACTTTCCGTAAGAGCATTCCAATCAATGTCTTTCTTAAACTGTTCTTGAACTTTTTGCCAAGCATTATTGAGACTTTCCTTTTTAAATTCTTCGTCCCACTTTTTATATACTTGGATACACGCAATTTGATTTGCAAGCCATTTCAAAGTATTACTAACTTTGTTTTCTAATGAAATTTGTTCCATATTACTTATATTTATGTCCTATAAGGACGGTTAATTATTTTGTTACTTTCTTTATGCTTTCTGAAAATGTTTTGAGCCACTGAGTATCCTTTTCGGCAGCAACTACAGATTTATTATACTGCTCCAAATTATACTTCATAGACTCTATTAAATCAGCGCGATTAGATTGTTTTTGAATCCACTCATCTTTAGGGATGATATTCTCCACATAAACATGGCGGCAATCAAAATCTAAACTATTAATTAATTGACTTTCCATAAAGTCCTTAACACCCTCGTAGTCTTTGGATGGTGGAATCCAACTTCTTACTTTAGAGAGCATTGCATTGTATCTGTTTTTGATAGCTTCATTCTCTTTAACTCTATCCTCATTACCCTTGATTACATCATTAACATAAGAAAGATACTCAGCTTCAAGTTCTTCCTTTGTCTTAGGGGCTGCAAGGTGTTTCTCGTACTCTGCTTTTGCCTCTTCGTATTTCTTTTTATAATAATCACTAGGATATATCTTGTCTGGAATTTCGTATCTACTAAGGTTAGGATATTTTCCTTCAAATCTTAGGTAGATACCGAAGTTACGCAAGCAACTATTTGCAAATTGCTCAAATGTTATATCTTCACCATCATATATTGGTGCTGTAAATCCTGTTGGCATATTACTATCTATTTATATCCTTGCGGATGGTTAGTTACTAAAGCTCATCAAACTCTTTCTGAAACCTCTGTTTTGTTTCATTCAGAAGCTGCTTGAATTTAGTTTTAAACTCTTCGTCACATTCTGATAATCCATAAATACTGTGAGCAATGTTTGTCGAATGAGAAGACATATTCAAAAGCTCATCTACTTTAGGAATCAAGCTTTTTGCTAAAATGTTAGCTCTTTCTAATTTGTCTATATTCATATTACTATCTTATTTATATCCTTTGCAGGATGGTAATTACTCAACTACTGCTGACTTCCAATCTGGATAGCCGCCCAAGTCCTTCTCCTGTCCGCAATTCATTTCAAGCCAGTCTTGCAGACAATCCTTAACTACTTCTCTGTCCTCTGAATCATCATTAGATTCAATGACAACCGTAAACTTATGTTTCATTCTTCTATCTATTTATGCCCGAAGGCGGTTAATACTTTGTGATTTCAAATTGGTCGTAAAGCGGTGATTTCTTAACATGAGGTATAGAACCCAATCCGTTGTTACCTGTTACTATCACTATCTCCATATCACCTTCATTATCACAAAGGTCTTGAAGCTGTTGAATAAATTCACTTATAAGCATACTATTATATTTTATTGCCCGAAGGCTGTTAATCACCATATTTATATAATTCTTCACCACTTGAATCATACCCACAACAAGGACATACATACCCGTCAATTACAACAGACTTTTTGCATTTAGGGCATAAACCTCTGACTTTATTAAAGGATTCTAAAGCATATTGACAAGCTTTCAAGTACTCTAATTCATCTTTATCAGCTTGGTTGTCAATAAGTGCCTTATATTCATCCTTATCTAAAACTACAACTTCTAATGCCATTACCTACACCTCCATTTCGTGATTAATACCAAGACCGAAGAGAAAATGCTGGAGTTCGTGGCAGTATTGTATTTCTACCATATTATTTCCATTAACCTCTATATATAGATGACCTTTATTAGATTTATGCTTAAAGTCTATCCCAATATAAGAAATAAACCCTTCTGCTACATCTAAGTAATAGTACCATCTGTTTTGTGTTCTCCACCCATTCTTCTCTAGAATCTCAGGAGTGAGAGGAATCGGAACAATATTATCCTTATCAGCATATTGAATTTCTCCGTTTGGGAACTTGATTTGATATAAGAGTACTTCATTTTCGTTTTCCGTACCAATTACCTCAACGATATATTTCTTTACACCTACATATACAGAGACCAAATCACCTGGTATATACTTATTCATACGCTTATATTTTTAAATTGCTATCTAATTGCAAGCCAAAAAGAATATGTTGGAGTTCATCTACACATTTTATCATAACAGTATCGTCTTTTCCGTCATTGAAAGATACTCCGCAAATTCCCAAGAAATTATTATATCGCAAAATGAAAGGGTATTCTTGGTGTTTATACCACCTATGCCCAAAACATTCTCCTTCAGAGCGATAACATGTCCATCCATTCTTTTTAAGAAACTCTTTCCAAATATGAACGTGCATAATATCATTTTGACAAATTTTGCCCAAGCTTTGCCCATTAATAAGTTTCAAGTCGTAAGAATAATCTATATTGAACGGATAGATGCTACAGATAATACAGATAAATCCGTGACTATAAACTATATCGCCTACCATATAACGAGGTGGTTTTCTGAACTCATTCTGTCCCATACGCTTTACTTTTTAAGTTTATTGAACTTATCCTTATAAGGACAATCATCGGCTACAGACTCTATATTGTAGCTTTCCCCTTGCAACTTACAAGATATACAATCACCATATCCGAAATTCCACACAACAAAGTTTGGGCATTGGGTTTCCTTGCATATTTTTTCTATCTCATTCATACGCTTTCCTTTACTTCTTTAAAGATTACACTTTTATGGTCTGAACGTATTTTGATGCTACAAGGATATTGCTGCCATACTTCGCAAAACTTCTTACTATCAAAGAAGCACCCTTTGCAAGATTCTTCCTCGGTTTCAGTAATCTCCAAGACAACTCTTTCTCCAACTTTAAACTCTTTCATAATCAAAACGCAATTCTATAGTCCTTTCCTTTCAAAGTAGGTCTCTTTTTGAGGACGAACTTCTCTAAATCTTCAAAGTCAATCGGAAAGAGCGCACAATATTTATACTTCAATGTGCAGACAAATCTTCCGTTGAGCATAACATCAAATACAAATGTTTTCATTGCTCACCTCCTTTCTGCTTTGGCAGTATATCAGATAAATAAGCCCATTTGATGATTTGGCATCTGCTAATCGAATGTCTCCAAGATTCCTCATTCCAAAGAATGGATTCTTTAAATTGTAGATAAGCATCGTTATCAAAACCAAGGGTAATAATATCGCTCTTGCTCTTATCTGGCTCTTCTGCATTTGGATGCCATAAATCCTTCAGAAACTCTTCCTTAGTTAATCTCTTTTCCATTTTTTAATCTCCTTCACATAAAGTTTCGTTAACCTCGTCATTGTATGTGCGAGTAACCGGATTGTACTCAGAATGGGTTGCATCTACCCTACCTTTCCGGTTAGTGAAATAGATAGCATTTCCTTGGTCATAGAACCTGTACACTGCTATACTATCAACAACAAACAATTTCTCGACCTTGAATTTGTCAACAGAATCCGAGATTTGGACTCTTGTACCCTTACTTTCGCAACCTACCAAAATGGCGGCAACGGAAATTATCATAATTACCTTTTTCATATCAACTTCTTTTCTTCTTGAAGAATACGTCATTCATCGTACCCTAATATACTAAAGAACTCATCCATTTTTGGATTTAGATTGTTTGCCATTAACATATATGCCGGAACGGAGCGACCGATGTTGCACTCTAACTTCAATGCATGTATCATTACTGAAGCTTGATGGCTTGAAATCTTAACCCTATCCAATCTGGAAAGTATTTCGCTCTGCGAATCTGCATTACGAAACACTTTCTTGATAAGACTTTCTATGTACTTACGCTGCTTGTCCGTCATTGCTCTTATTGTGCTCAAGAGACTCAACCAAAACCTTCAGACCATTGAAAGTAGCATCCACCAACTCCTTGCTATCGGAAGCATCAAAATACCAATTTCCAATAATCTTGCTATTATTTTCGGCAAACATCGTAATACTCGTATGAGTATTTGAAGACGACATTTGGATAGACTCCTTTGTTCTACCCATGAGGTTGGCAATCTTTACCAATACCTCTACATAAGCATTATTCTTTTCCACTTTCTTCTTACAGTTTTTATGGTGTGTCTCACCATTTTAATTAATAACATTTGTTTCTTAATCACGATGCAAAGATACAAAGAATATCTGAAATATGCAAATTATTTAATGTATTTCTTTTGTCATTTAACACTCTATAATAATATAAACAAATAATTTGCTGACGTTAACACAAAAATCCCCACCACTACATTATTATATATAGTGATGGGGCAAACATTTAAAACAAAATAGCATTTTGGATTTCTACGATTACTATCAAACTAAATCGTCCACATAAGCCCATTTATAGATGGCGTTTGATTTCGTGAACCTATTCCACCATTCCTCGCCTAAGAAATTCAGATGCTTGAAACGCTTGCGAACCTTGGTCAGACCGACAATGCGTCTGTTATACTCAGGCAGCTCTTCAACAGAATGCCAAGCACCTTCTTTTTGATATTTCATTCCCAACTCCAAGGCTTGCTTGGCTATCTGCCTTGCACCTTGACTAAAGTCTATCTTATCAATCAACAATTCTAAGTCCATAATCAAATAACTTTTATGTTAACTTTATCTTCAAAAAACGCTTCTAGCACTTCCTTGGCTTTTGCATCCGCTTCATCCAAGTCCGTACACTTGATAATCTGAACATCATAGCCTATAGGGTTACGCAACTCATAACTACCTTCAACCTTAACCAACCGGATGAAAATATCTCCACCTTTGAAGCGGTACGAATATCCTTCTGTTGCCTCGTTCCATTGTCTAACTATGTTCCTCACCGCCATAATATCTTTGCACTTTTAACAATGTAGCACTAGCACCCTCAATGTAGGCTGCGATAATGACATTTCTATATAGCTCACTATTTTCCTTATCAATTCCTACCAAGCCTTCTGTTGATTTCAAAGGCCCAATTGTAAATTTATAAGCCTCCTCTACTATCCAGCTAGGAACACCATTTGAAATCAAATTCTTACAATACTCATTCATAATTTAACCTTTTAAAATTAGTGGATGACAAGGGATTTAAACCCTTGTTGGTGTCAACACCTCCTCAGTGACCTGGTACACGGAATATTTAATCAGAAAATCCGCTCCAAGTTTGCGAGGGTCGCATTGCTTTCAGTTGCCAATGCCACTCATCCGTTTGTCAGCGACAGATGCGAATTTGAAGACTTTTCACCATTTCCAACCTTGCCCAGGGGTTTCTGCCGCTGACTAATAGGCATTTGCCAATGGTTGTCGGCAAATTTTAAGTGTTCACATCTTACGATGCGGTATTAACTATCTCCCCTGCCCAAGGGAACAACCATTAGCGATAGGCTATTTGTAGTTATGAAACATTCAAATAAAGCCGTGCGACTCCTAGTTTATCATCATGCCCCCACGCAAGGCATCACACGGCTTTGACACGTGGGTATTTGGTAGCTTATGGCAATCCTACCTCGTCTTTCTTATATCATTCCGCTGCCATCCTGCCGCCCAATCTACCGGAGCTGCATTACAGCAGTGAAAAGATGTATTCACATTATACAAGGCAGCTCTGAACTCATCCAATTCTTCTGCCGAGAACGGACAATCCTTGTTTACTCGCCTTTTCATAATTTCACTACATTATAACCAAGCCGACTTGCAAGATCAAGGAATGCATTAAAGTCTTCCTGTGCAAGTTCTGTTCCTGATACTACGCCATTCTCCAACGTGAAGTAACGCTTTGTATTGTAAAGCGTATCTTCCAAGCAATAAGTTTCTTTCATTTTTTCTTTCTAATCAATAGTAAACAACCTTTCGACTGGTCTCTTTGTGATATTCGGGTTGAGAGAGTTTGTTACTTCCTTTTCCCAAACACATCTGAACTCTTGCGGCATCTGATACTCGCTGATAAAGACCTTATGTCCTCTTCTAGCCATTTCCATGCACCAAATATAGAATCTTTCGTAATCGAAGTTCTTTGATACATCGTACTTTTTCGCAGCTTTGTAAGGTATATCGCTATACACGATACTCCTATCCGGTATCACAAGTTCATCATAACTGCCGCTATAAAACTCGACACCTTTGAGAAGAGGCACATCACGCATTGTATTTTCTATCTGCTCCCTTATGTAATCTCTTGCCTTTCCGTTCTTGCCGACAACATTATGTCCGCTATAGCCACCATCAAAGAAACGTCCATTAAAGCTCGCCATAAAGCCAATTAGTCCGACACCTGCTTCTGTGAAGAATTTATTCTTTCCGTGATAGCAGTCTCTTGCAAAGTTATACAACGTCTTACTAATATGGTTGAAGACAAACCCATCATTCTGAAGATGCTTCCACATTTCGATAAGATACCTATTCTTATCGTTGGCAATCCTTCGATACGTGTTCGGAACATTCTCTATAACGCTACAGCCGCCACAGAAAGCATCTACAAACGTATCATGCTCTTTGTCTAGCATAATCGGCAATATTTCATGCACGATTCTAGCCTTACTACCCATGTACTTCATCCTATCATCTTCTTTATCATTTTAACACCTCGGTTGCCAAACTTTCGCTCGACTACCTCATTATAACTCACTCCATCAATGGAACACTCATCCGGATAGCACTCTTCAAGCCAATCTGTGAACTTCAGCAAATTGAAGACCAACTCTTTTCTTGCTAAAAGAAACCGCATATCAACGAACTTTCCAAAGCTTACTCCGAAGATTTTCTGAAATTCATTACCTATAGGCAAAAAATCGCTTGACTCTATCTTCATTAGCTAACTTTCTTGGTTGTTGTTCTTTCCAAAGGATAGCCACTCTTCATAAAGTCACTTATTCCGATGTAAGCCCTTTGCGAACTCTTTTCTTCGTCTGTCAAATCCTCTGTAGCATTAATAGAAGCCTCGTTCAAGGTCTGTTCATTAAATACACCTTTTCTTACTTTGTCGAAATAAGAAAGAATTTCTTTAGTCATCAAATGGTCTGCCAGTCTCTCGAAATCCTTATCCATCACTAACGCCATGAAGTCATAGGAGTTTTCAAAAGCAAGTATTGGGGCAAAATCCTTGAACGCTTGCATTAAGTTAACGTGCAATTCTTCAAACAGCTTACGGATGATATTCTCATAAGTTCCCAGACAAAGGTTGGTGAGATTATAAAGGATGATTGCATTCGCATAGACTCCCGATTTTTCACCAATTCCTAAGTTCTGTAACCTCACCGCAATCTTATCTCGCAACTTATACAAGTCTCCACTAATCTTGTCATAAAACGTCATTGCGAATTCGTTATTGAAATCTGCATTAGGAACATAAGCGTCATAATACTTAACCACCTTGCGAAGGTTCTTCTTGCAGTCCACCCACTTCTTCTTAACATCAAACCTAACGCATTTCTTCTTCAGAATACTCTTTTCGATTTTCTGAATGAAACACTCTGCCAATACCATTTCAACATAGACATATTGCTGAAGATAAGCCCTTGTAACGACCAAAACCTTATTTACTTCGGTTTCCGTCATTCCGTGGGGCACGCTGATTATTGTCTTCTTGCCACCGACATCCAGTAGGACTCTTCTGAAACAATTAACACTAGGCATAATGCTTTCTTTTTGAATATTCAACAACCTTATTATAGCACGCCGTTCTCACCAAATCCTCGACCCGATACAATTCAGAAACCTCATGAGTATCATTCATATCGACTAATGGGCAGCAAATCTGATAAATATACTTTGTTCTGACAATGAAACCAAACAACTTGATTTGTTCTCTGAGTACCCGACCGGACACCACCTTATCAAGTTTTTTCTTGCCTTTAAAGAGATTCAAACTCTCCTCTCTATGATATACAATATCGGTCTTAACCGAAAAGATCTTTCCGTGCATAACTATTCCTCCAAATTTCTAAGCGTTTCCAGACTCTCATCATTATCAACTTCATAGCCGATATGATACTCGCTACCAATTCTTGCGCCAACATATATCTCTTCCGCATTCAAGATATACCAGTGCATCTGCTCACGGGTATTTCTCGATTCATCGCTCAATCCTAATACATCGAAGCACTCTTCTTGCACTGACTTACAAGGTTTCGTTCCCATATATGAAACATAAGCCAGCTTTCCGTCCTGATGCAATGGCTTCCACTTCTCCCACCAATGGTTGCGGTACTCCAAGATACCTCTTTCTACTCCATCGGCACAAACATGTTTAACTATTCGTATTTTCATTATCAACCTTTTTTAAAACAACTTTTACAGTCTTTCCTTGACACTTGAACACACGAGACTTAATCTTGTATGTAAGATTGTTTATTACGACATAATCTCCTACACAAGGCATGAAATAGAAATCGTAATTTTTCCAAATGATATTGCCTTCGTACTCGAATTATGTTATTTATTCCTATATTTATCAAACATTATTGAATTAATCTCAGACCAAAAAGTTACAATTACATCCTTGTAATCAACATCATTTTCTTGTGCTATAAAATTTCCAGCACAGATAAAATCAAAATAGCCTTCATCCGTCTCTTGTGTGCCTGTACATATTCGTGTTATGCCATGCTTGACATATTTAGCCACAAAATAATAGTATTTCTTCATCGCAGTAACTCCCTAATAAATTCGTTACGCATCGGCTCAACGATGCTTGTGTACAAACTCTGCTTATCTTCCGGAATATCATCCGGTGTAATAGCAAACATCAACAAATAAGACATCGGAATCTCCAATACCTTGCATATTGCATCAATCTTACTCTTGCGTGGAAACGTTCTTCCGGTCTCCATAAACAACATATTTGTCTCGCTACAACCGATAGCCTTACTCAGTTGTCGTTGGGTCAAGCCCTTGCTTACCCTAATTGTCTTAATCGCCTTTCCTAAATCCATTTAACCTCCTATTTTAATTTTTCAAATCTATTCTTAATTGCAATCATGGCATCCTTGACTCCATCTTTGTATCCAACAGAATACAAGGTACAATCCTCTTCGCTCGGTTTCTCGGACTTGGATTCAGAAATTCTTCTATCTCACAGAAACCATGCTCCAAGAATCTGAGAAACATAGCGTTCTTCGAGATAGCTGGTCGTAGGGTATCTTTAACCCAATCCCAGCCATCACCATAACCTAACGTGAAATTTGAATTGCCACAATATTTCACTTTCGGCTCATCAAGCCATTGTTTTAAAATTTCTTTCTTTGTCATTATTCCCAGTTTTTGAGGTGTGTCTCACCATTTTAATTAATAACATTTGTTTCTTAATCACGATGCAAAGATACAAAGAATTATTGTAATATGCAAATGTTTTAATGTGTTTCTTTATTGTATTAATATTATTTAATTTTTTTATATAGTTTCTACCATTTATTTCACAGTTTTTACATTTTTCACTTTCTCAAATACTTATGCTACAAATTACCTTTATCCTTAATTTCATCTTACTATGTTCTTTAACGTGTGCCTCACGCTTTGTAATTTTTGCATCTTGCAGCGATTTCTGTCAGTCGCTTCCCCTTTACTTCCACTGTGCTACCTTTCTTGCATTTCAAAACATTTCCTGTGCTTGTATTTTGTATTTCCAGGAAATGGACGCAACAAAAACAACTTCTAAAATTCTTATCCATTTGACATTTCCTTTTTAAGTTTCTTTCTTTGAGCCAAAAACATAACAATCTCCTCGAAATCATCGCAATTCAAGAGCATTTGTCCAACCTGCCATTCCGCTGCCTTCTGCTTGGCATCCTCCATGCCCTTTGCTAAGAATGTAATTTTCTTGTCTTGGCTTCGATTTTCTACAGTAACTTCAAGTGTACCATATTCAAGTTCGGTAGTCTTCATACTGAGACCTTCATCAAATATCCTCAACAAATGATTAAAAAGATTACTTCTTTCCATGTTTCAACCTTTCGTTTTCTTGTTTCAACAAGTCCTCAAACTCCTTACGCTTTGCTCGCATGTTTTCAAACCATTTACTTGATGTTATAGGACACCCCATAAGCCAATGGTCGAAGTTTGGAATAGGCAAATTGAACTCACTAGCTTCAATAGTATAATCGTACCACTTCAACAACTCTTCTTCGGGAGCTTCCTTGTCAATATCTGTTACAATAGTAGCCATATCGAAAGTCAAATCACCACAATTAGCTATTCCACCTGGTTCGTCACCTATCCAATATGTATCCGGATTATCCAATCCGTAAAACTCATGCTTCTCACAGAATGCCTTCAAGTAAGCATTGCAAGCATCCTCGTAATCTTTCTTTAATTTTTCCCTATCCATAATCATAAATCCTTAAAAAGTTTCTTAATATCGCTCTTCTCCACCTTTGGATTGGAGCACATCACAACTTGCGCACTAGGGTTGTGTCTTACCTGCCATTCGCAAGTGTTACACCCCAAATCACCAACTTTATTAATTGCATTGGTGTATCTGCCTTTCTCACCATAGGGGCAATCGGTAACAAAATCCTTTCGTCCCCAGATGTACTCATCTATCTTGTATGAGATAGCATTTGCTTTCTCCTTTTTCTCGTTATTATTTAAAAACATCATTTCATTAAAACATTTAAAATAAACATAGCTGGCCATCATCAGCGACCTTAACATTACTCTCAGAAAACCAAAGTTCCTCCAATATCCTCTCCATGCAAGCTACGACAATCGAATTTCCAGCAGCTTTTTGAAGACTTGACTTCGGTACTCCACTTTCAAGCATCTTGTCTATGTATTCTTCGTCAACGTCCATCAAACGGAAGAGTTCTCTCGGAGTCAAACGCCTAATGCACAACCTTGTCTCTCCAAGCACAACCAAGGAGTCCTTGCTCGCAGACGTAATGGTATTGGCTATATTCTTTCCAAGCTCGACCTTTGGACTATGCTTTTCGCCTTTTATCCACTTACCTTCAGAACGAGTTCTTATAGCTGCACTCATAGGTTCTTTCCATTCATTCGATACAAATTTCTCTTTACATAGCAAGTCATCACTAAAAAAGTACTTCTCATCCACATTTTCCTCCAAGACATCAACCAAGTGTTTCTCTAGCTTTGTCTTTCTCGGAAAATGATAATCTATCTTATCACCATCGTTTCGTATAGAGAGCATGAAGACACGCTTTCTGTTCTGAGGAACACCGCAGTCGGCTGCATTTACCACCTTAGCATAGTTAACATATCCGTAGGATTCCAACTCCTTGCGCCACTTGTTGAAGAACCCAATGAACTTTGTTTGAACCAAAGCCTCTACATTCTCCATCAAGAGGTATTTCGGTCTCTTGGTAATAATGGCGTTTCTTGTAAACCAAAGGATAGAGGAACGTGTATTGCTTCCCTCCTCTATTCCTTTCTGCTTTCCGGCTTGCGAAACAGACTGGCAAGGTGTTGAGTATGTCAACAAGTCAAAGTCGGCAACCTTGCTCCAATCTATCTTGGTCATATCACCGAAATTCTTACCGGACAGACTAGGAAAGCAAGCATTATGCAATGCTATTGCGCTTGGCTCTATCTCAGACCATCCGATGCACTCGTAATCGAAATCAGAATATTTCTTCTTCAGTCGCTCCAAAGCCATCAGTTGAGAGTCATATCCGGCACATAGTTCAAATGTCCGTATCTTCATTTCTCTAAGCTTTCGAATTAACTCTTAACCCTGCCTTAATCTCGGCAGCTATTCTACCTTCGTTTGCCAATCTGTCGCAAAGCTCGTTATATTCAACTCCCGAATGGCTCTTCACCTTGCGCCAAGTAATGTGTGCTATATGAGCGGAATGCTTTCTAAACTTCTCCATCAAGTCTAAATTCTTGTGGGCAGAATAAACACCGCTCAAGGTCTTAAGTGCATATTGGCTATCGCTATGAACCGTCACAACCGCACCTTGTGGACAATGACCAACACCACAGATGATTGCCAAAAGCTCCATTCGGCTTATTGTCGTGTCTATAGTTCCGTAGTTTCCCTGCTTATACACCTTGCCTTCGTGTAAAATTACATAGGCAGCACCACCAGTGTACTTCCTTCGCTTGGTATCAGTCCTAAGTACCGCAGAACCATCTGTCCACACTTCGTAGCAGTCGTGCATCTTCTCTTCCTTGGTCTTGAACTTGAAACCATGCTTGCGGTAAGTCTGACTTGGATTTTTCAAGGAATTCCATTTCTTGACCAAATCCTCCCATTTCTTAGGGACTTTACCGCTTGGCAGCAACCATCCGACATCATCGAAGCGACCATAAAGCCACTTCAGGTTGTCTTTTGTGAAACCTGCCATCAAGCAAAACATTGCAAACTCTTCATAAGTTGGCTTTGTAACGCTTCTGTGCTCATCCCCCTTCGTTTGTCTTCTTTCTCCCATAGCTTCTTTCTTTTCTTAGTTTCTTCAATCAACCTCACACACATACGAGTAGTTTATATACGTAAGTGAAATATACTTCGTATATTCCCCTTACCTTTACGAACTCCCTTACGAGCGCAGGTTATTTATTGATTCTCTCGTCTACTATTATTACGTTCGATTTTTTACCCACTTCATCTTTCGCTCAATAATTTTTGGGTTCGTTCCACTCTTCGACTTAGATACTTGGCTTTTTAGGACTTTGTATTTGTTAGCGCATCGCAGTTGCCCCTTTCGATATTTTGCAGAAATGATGATAAGATTTCCAAACGCATCATAATAATGCCAATTGTTAGTACAAGCACATGCGTCTATTCCGACTTCTGTACATTGGACTATTTTTTTTACCGCACCAGACTTAACAAGCTTCTTGATAGTCTTCCCAACTTGGTATCTAGTTGAACAGGTATCTTTCATCATGCTGGTGTATGAATAACTTGTGTACTTTTCATTGAATGGTCTTTCCAACATACGAGCTTCCGTTTTTTTGGCACTACGTACACTTTTAATCGTATTTCCATTAACGGCTCTACAATGCGTATTGGAGACATTTTCAATGACATTGATTTTGTTACTCACAACAACATCACACAAAAGACTTCTCAACTGAGGCAAGGTAAGTTTAGCTATCTCGCATCGTCTTGTCTTGTAGCTGTACTGGAAACTGTCATACAACCTGTTCGCTATGATTCTCTTCACACCGAACTTATTAGTTTCGATTCTACAATATCCAAATTTAACTGATAAATCCAAATATTGTTTGAAATCTTTCTTGTTGTAACCCATCACTTTAGCTGCTTGGTTTGTAGATCTAAAATGAAGGTCTGATGCACGGAATAAAAATTTTATCTTTAAGGCAAAACAAAATCCCACCAAGCGATTCTTATCGCCTAGTGCAATTTTAGCTTGCTTGATACCAATTCTAATCTGATGCATAAGAACTCGTTTCCTTATTTATTTAACTTATCTGTGTTTCGCTTACTCCAACAATTTTATAGCCCATTGCTAACTTAGAGCTATCTAAGGATGTTTCAACTCAAAATAAGGATTCTAAAAAGAAATCCTTACCCTTCATTCGTCTGACACCGAAATCTAGGTAAGGATTATCGTGGTATGGCTTTCGCCACGGAAAATCTTATTGATTCTTGTAAACGTGTCAGCACCAACAAAGCACGCTGCAAAGATACTAATTTATTTTCAAACTGCAAGGGCTTTAATGTGCAGAATCATACGTATTATGCTTTCTTAACACAGAATATCATATTTAGTTACATATACAAAACTACAAACGCATTAAACCGCTTGCAATTTTAATATTTAATACTCTAAGGCATTTTCAAGACAAAAAAGGAGCAACCACCATCACTGGCAGCTGCTCCACAAGTTGTTACCTAAAAACCAATCTTAAACCTTAATAACTAAAAACCAACCTAATGAAAAAACTTTTTCTTGTATTTTATCGTGAGAAAGAAAATCATTGCTACCAGCGTCAAGGAAACGACCCAAAAGGAAATCATACCGAATTTCCAATAGAACAAGTCCCAGCCCACCAAGTCTTTCTCAACATATTCCTTTTTGGTCTGGACAATACTCAACTCTCTGTTGAGGCTATCCCTCTGAGCCTTGTATATACTTGCTCGCTCTGCTATCTCCTTATAATGAATAAGGCTATCACGAACCTTGGATAGTTCCTTGCTGTCCCTGTATCTAATCTCTATATGAGTAGAATCCTTACCTAGTACCTTACCACTCTCATCTACCCTTGTCTTGACATCATCCTTGACGTAAGTGGAATCCTTAACCTGCTTTTCGGTCTGCTCCCAATGATAAGATAGCAAGCTATCCCGAATAAGCTTGACCCTTTCGTTGACAATTGAATCCCAATGGGCGTAAGTAGTAGTGTCTCGCACTACTTTTTCTACTTCTACATATCTTGTTGTCCGGCATCCGTACATCATCAGCATGATGAAGAAACCTACCAATATGGTAACGAGCCAACGCCACCAATCAAATCTAAGCTCCATATCAACCTCCTTTTTTTGAGTGCAAAGGTACAAATAAAACCAATAGGAACAATTTTTCTGCCCACTCTCTCTTTTTCAAAATTTCAAAAGTGAAGAAAAACCACCATCCAATTAAGGATGATGGTCTTACTAATGCCTTAGTTGAGCCTTTATCTCGTAAGATTACCAAGTGATTATCTTTCCGTTGTTACATACGAGCTTTCCGTATTGTATATTTCCAACTCTGCGAAGCCATCCATGCAGGTTCACACTTTGCTTTGGGTCATTGTTCACAACCGCATTGAGAAAGGCAATTCGTGACACCTTCAACTTATCGAACAACGACCATTGGCCTTGTTTGTATGAATTGATAGCAGCCAAGGTCATGTTACCCATGATACCATCAGCTTTTGTTCCTACGATAGTTTGAATCTTTCGTACGGCTCTGCTTACTCCACTATTATAAGCAAAGTCAACCAAGAGATTAGCCACCGACTGGTTGTTGATTTGGTCAGCCTTGCAAGCATCCCAATAATATTTCTTGAAGATGTGATGCCATTGTTCATCGGTTATCTTCTTCAAGTCCGATGCGGTCTTGTTTGCTCCATACACTTTGCGGAACGTCTCTAGGGTAACGCCTTTCATCGTTGCGCCTCCCCTGTCACTCTTTTTGTTAGAATATCCACCCTCGAATGAGAGAATGAATGGTTTTAAAATACTTGAGTCTGCCATAGTCTATTTATCGTTTTCGCTTTGATGTTCGCCACGTTCCCCTATCGTCTTGGTAATGCCAGCCGTGACGAACAAACTAGCCACACTACCAACAAATGCACTTAACCCCATCAAATCGGTCTTGATAGTACCATAAGTTACCACTTCCCACACTAAGACGAAGCATACTACTAGGAGCATCAAGAGACCTATCAGAGTAACGGACACTAAGAAGAATGCCTTGCTTGAATGTCCGCTATTAACTTGTATGAGTAATTTCAGATACTTAACCATATTTTAATCCTCCCTGTCACGATATATAGCGCTCTCTTCTTTTTCAACAAATGCTTCTAAAGAATTTCGTTTTCTTGGTGGGGTTCTAAGTTGGCATCCATCCTTGATGCATCTGTTCCATTGTGCCTCATGCAAGGCAAGCTTCAAATCGTTCTTCTCATCCCTAAGATTGCGTATCGTAATACGATACTGATTGATTTCCTCATATAATTCATCAACTTTGCCGCCAATATTAATAACCGACTCGTTGGAACGTTCATAGAGAGCCTTCCACTCATCGGCATATGATGAAATAGTCTTATTCTCTTCCTGTGATGCGAGTGCCGCCTCCTTTCGCTTTCTACTATTATAGTACAGCAGAGTTGAGATTACACCCGATGCACAAAGAAGATTAATTCCCGTCTGTATTAATTGAATAGTTTCCGCTGTCATTTCTTTGTGTTTTTTGTTGCAAAGATAGCTATTTATATATAATAATGTGGAAATAGCCGAGTCAGAAAACTACACAATTAATTTTTGTGCAAATAATTAAATTTTTCCTTAAACTAAGTTATAACACATTAAAATATTTGCTCTGTCAATAAAATCTCATTATCTTTGCAAAAAACAGGTGAGACACACCACAAAAACTGAATAAAAATGAAAGTTATAGAACAAGACACAATAAACTTTATTAAGGCGCACATAAATGAACGACCAAGATACAAGTTGGCACAAAGAATGGGTGTCAGCGTGAAATTCTTGTATAAGATTCTACATGATTGCAATTGTAAAATTGAACATAAAAGACTGGTTCCGCAACCCAACAAGAAGCGTGATGAACAAATTGCAAAGCTTTATACCAACCATTCAGTCAAAGAGATTGCCGAGATTGTAGGGTGTCATCCATCTACAGTAGGAAAGGCGGCAAAAAGACTAAAGCTTACTCATTCGAAAGAAACTATCGAAAGACTTAAAAATAACAGTTTGGCAAATTTAAAGAAAGCGTATGAGAAAGCAACAATAAGTAAAAGGGTAAAAAGCTGGCAAAAAACGATGCGTGTAGAAAAATTCAGAGTTATGTCCTGCATACCACAGAAAACGAATTTTAAGTTTTCCGAGTTGCCGACAAAAGCGTATCACGCCAAATACAATCTCATTACGAAGCATGGGTATTTCGGTTTTGAAGGCGAACCTTATATCTTGGGTTATGACCGGAATACTCATAGGATGAACGAGAAGTACTACATGGATAAATATGGATTTTCTTTTGAGGAGGATGAAGGATGCCAAGAAAATTAACACAAGAACAGATGGACTATATCAAAGCCCACATCAATGACTATCCACGAAAGGAAGTGGCTAAGACAGCTGGTGTTACCGCACATACATTATATAAGTATATCGCTATTTTAGGTGGCACTAAATTAGACAACAAATTGAATAAGGAAACTATCAGAAAAATCTCTGACATGTATAAAACAATGACTGCAAGAGAAATTTCAGAATTATTGGATATACCTATATCAACAATATTGAGACAAGTCAGTAAGTTCGGTCTAGAACATGATGAAGAAACGAAAAATAGGATTCGCAAAGAGCGGAACAAGTCTTTACGGAACTATTGGAATAAAGAAAAATATGCTAGTAAAGGCAGAAAGCTGCATATGCAATATAAAATGGATGAACTTAGAGTGTTGTCGGGTAAGCCTCAAGAAACGAGGTTAAGAATAAGAAAACTCTCTCCAAAGGCTTTGAATGCGAAGATGTATTTGCGCAAGTCTTACAACTATTTCTACTCAGATGGTGAGCCGTTTGTCCTCTGCTATGATGCCGAAACGAAAAGACATCCGAAAGAGGAATACTATACTCGAAAGTTTGGTTTCAAGTTTGTGTGTGCATAATTTATGTTTGCAGTTTCGTTTGCATTTTTTGTTTTCTGCAAACGGAATTTGCAAACAATCCTTTGATTTTCATGAATCCGAAAGTATGATATTACCTCCTATCACCTTAACTACTTGATTATTAGCGATTAAAAGAAAGTTTGATAGAGTTATTAAACCTTTTGCTTATTATGCGTAACTTTGCAGCCGTAACGTTACATAGAGTTAGTTTAATTAAGGTTTAACACAAAAAGATTATTCTTATGGAGACATCAAAAACTTATGTTTTTAATCCAGAGGGTTCAGGTAACAATGGAGGAATGATGAGCTTGATAGCTCCTTTGCTCCAACAGAGAGGCGTTGACCCAAACGTTCTTCTTGCGATGAAGGGTAATAACGGATTCGGCAATGGCGATGGTTCTTGGTTCATTTGGCTGCTCTTTATCCTTTGCTTCTGTGGTTGGGGCGGTAATGGTTTCGGCTTTGGTGGTCGTGGCAATGGCGCAGGTCTTGCCAATGAAATCAACAATGACTATGGTCGTTCCTTGCTTATGGATGCTATCGGTGGCAATCGTAATGCACTCAGTAATCTCGCTACTCAGCTCAATTGTACTGAAGGACAGATTCAGCAAGCAATCTCTGCCTTGACAACCCAAGTTCAGAACGTGGGCAACCAAGTAGGCATGAGCGGAATGCAAACCATCAACGCTCTTCAGCAAGGTAATATGCAGATTGCATCACAACTCGCTGATTGCTGCTGCCGTGTAAATAACAATATTACGGCTATGGACGGAAACGTCAAGTTGGCTATGTGTCAGCAAACTGGTACTTTGCAGAATGCCATCAACAATGTAGCCGTAGGTCAGGAGCGTGGCTTCTCTAACGTGGCTTACGAGACCCAGCGCCAGACTTGTGACTTGCACAACGCTATCAAGGAAAGCACTCAGACCATCGTTGACGGTCAGAAGCAGGCTGAGATGCGTGAGATGCAGAACAAGATTGATTCTCTTCGTGAGGAGAACAGTACCTTCAAGTCTTCCGCTATGACATCACAGATTGTGGGTCAGGCTGTAGCACCTATCAATGCGGTATTGGCTGGCTTGCAGAGTGAGGTGGCAGGTATCAAGTGTAAGTTGCCAGAGACGGTAACTACTCCTTACAGCCCGTTTACTGCGGTTCCTAATTGTGTCGCTTATCAGGCTGGTCTGTATGGTTTGAATGCTGCCAACAACGGATTCTGGGGTTAAAGAAAGGAGGCTGCTATGTTATGGATGAGACCTTTTGCATGGGTTAATCGTAACGGCTCGGCAGCTATCGCATCTACAGGCGTGGTGGTGAACACCGAAAATGTCGTTTTCTCGTTCAGAAACCACGCCTTCGTGAATGCTAACTATAGGGGAACTATCTTTGTGAACCTACATCAAGCTATTCCGACAGGTACGACAAATACGCTGCCTATCCTTTTCGAGACCAATGGCGTAACCCAAGCTGTAACTAAGTTCAACGGCAATCCTTTGACGGTAGCCGACATTGCAGGAACTGGAGTTTATCAGTTTTGGTTCGAGCGAGATACTAACACCCTTCAGCTAATGACGGGTATTGTTTAACAATTAACATTACAAAGCTATGTTTCAAGGACTTCGACCTAACAGCATATTCTATGTGCTTGACAAGGGTGAAAACCCAAGTCTTAAAATCGGACAGGTTGTGTCGGTCAGTAACCCACAACCTAAGTTCCCAACATATACTCCAGGGCAATTCAACCCACAACCAATGGAGACTACCGTTGATGTTGTCGTGAAATTGCCGGATGAGCAAATGGAGTTCAAACAACTCCCATCCAACATGCAAATCGCAAACTCAGAGAACCTTGTGGTTTCTGAAAGTCGTGAAGCCATGGATGCGGAAGTTGAGGCTATGTTTCGCCATTCTAAGGAGATTGTGGAAAGCGAGCCATACCACAAGAAGGTTATGGAAGAGTGCGCAAAGATGCGTGCCATCTTGAATCCACAAATAGCCAAAGACAGACAACAGGAAGAAGACATCAATAACCTCAAAAGCGAGGTTAGCGGAATGAAGGGAACTTTGACCGATATTAAGTCTATGTTGTCAGTGGCTTTGGAAAAAGTTAATACAAAAAAGTAAATCATTATGGGATACATGATAGAAATTACCGAAAACAAGGTAAATGAAATGTCGGAACTTGTAGAGAAGATGCTTAAGTATGGTGGCAAACTCATGCACTGCATTGATGAAATGGGGGATGACAAGTATGGACGAATGGGTCACAGAAGCCCAATGCCGGATTACCGAGACAATTGGGATGATGATGATGACCGCTATGGTGAAAGACATGGTGGTCGCAGAGGTGGCGGTTATCGCTATTAGTATTACACTTTGAGGTGGGGAGAAATCTCCACCTCCTTTAAAAGCTTTTATTATGGGAAGATACAAAATACCACTTGACGCATACGATATGAAGCCTGAAGGGATGATTGCATACCTTCGCTACAATGGCTGGCACTTCAATAAAAAGATGTGCGATTGGGCTATTACCTTAATGCGCAAGACAAACGCAACGACTGGTAAGCTCGAAAAAGTTGAACCGACAGAAAAAGATACAGTCGAGGAACTTCTTAAAGTCAACAACGTAAAGTTGGAGAATGCCGACAATTACGATTTCGTTTATGTCGCAAACATGGCTAGAGCCGATTTCTTTAAGTCTTCTTTAAAAGACGAAGCTGCTTTGGCTCAATTCATTAAGGATATGGTGGATGACCCAGACCAAGCGGACGGATTTATTTTCAATAGATTTTATGCCGATTGCAACCATAATGGTATCGGCATTCCATGGGATGATGTATTATGATTAAACAAGAAATTTACTTGGAGAAATACGATTGGAATGTGATTGTATGTCATGTAGCTAATCAAGAAGATGTTGACGAAGCTATGGACTTACTAAGTTCCATTGATTGTAAGGGGCAACCATTATTGGATGCATACGACCACATTTCAACCGATTCTTCAAACAAAGGATTGACATACACAAATGTTTCAAAGAAAACAAGTGTTGTGCTCATTTGCAAGTCTACTTCTGAAGGTGAGTATATAAATAGTCTCACACATGAAATGTTTCATGTAGTAGCACATATATGCAACCATCTGGGAATAGATATGCAAGGCGAAGAACCATGCTATCTTATGGGATGGCTTTGTCAGTCGATATTATAGAAGATTTCCTTATAAGTATAACTTGGCGGGCAGACCTTGGATTTTTCCATCTGCCCTCCTATAAAATTACAAGAATATGAGTTGTTCAAAAATCAAAAATTACCTTTATGAACGTTTTAATGAGGATTTTAACGTTCTATCTGAGAATGAAAATCGAGTTATCATTACATTTGATGATAATGACTTGTCGGTACTCGTAAACAAGATGGAGAATAAATTATTCATTCTCGTTCCGCTAACTAATATGCATTCGTTTGAACATCATCCGGATTGGATCTTGGTAGATGGCGAACGCATCAATAGCAACCTATTTTGGAAGGAATGCGGCAACCAAGTGATAGAATATCAAGGTGATGCCCCTATAGCTATCAAGCAAGACACCATAGAGAGAATTGTTAATGATTTCATTAAAAACAGATAACGTTTTAAAATTTGCATTAATTTATTTGCAAGACCATCTTTTTTGTCGTATCTTTGCATTGTAATAAAAATGGTGAGACACACCGGAACAACTGTGTTTTTCAAACTTAATTTTCGTAGATAAAGATATTAATATATCAATATAGAAAAAAAGCAAAATTATGACAGAAAAAGGATATTTAATCAAGAAAAAAGTATTATTCATTGATTTGGACGACACGATTATTACAACTATATCAGGAAACACCTTTCCTACAGATGTAACAGATTTCAAAATCCGTAAAGAGGTTTTGGATAAGATTGTAGAGGTGTTCCCTACTCTTTACTATGTAGAAATAGTTTCAAACCAAGGAGGCATCCCTCAATTCGTTGACGAACAGGATTTCATCGGCAAGATTAAGGCTATTGAAAGCTTTATGCAAAAATATCTTCGCAATCATACCGGACGAAATATCTTCGTTAACTCTATGTATTGTCCATCGCATGCAGAGATAGGAATGAGAAAGCCAAATACCGGAATGCTAGAATCGTATTCTTCTTGGAAGAAAAGTGAGTTGATTATGATAGGTGATGCTAGTGGAAAAGAAGGTGACTTCTCTGACTCCGACAAACAATGTGCGGAGAATTTCGGTATTGAGTACATAGATATAGAAGACTTCTTGAAAATGTAAAAACAAAAAAAGAGAGGCAATCACTTACCTCTCTTACTCTTAATGAAGTGCAGAATATCCCACTTCTTCCAATACCTAG